TCAAGTTTTACAAAATCTTCATACCAGTTAATGCCACCAGCAACTAACGTCTGCCCAAATTGTGCCTGGGCGCGAGAGCCCGCACTCATTGCCTGGGGGTTGGCTTGCACCGATAGTTGCCCTACACCACTTGTCTTTGGCAACGATACCCTGTTTTGATAAATCGGAACTTTCATTTATGCACCCATCATTAAACGCGCACTTTTGAAACCCCAATCGGCAACTGTTGTGGCAGCGCGGTATTTACCAGCTGTTATTGCATTTCTTGCATAGATATGATCGAGTTCCGCGCCCATCCTGGCATTGATACTCTGCTCATCAAGTTGTCTTTGTTTTGCAATAGCCGCGGTATCCATTCTGGAGGCACTTAATTCCTGTTCTTTAATGGATTCCAAATAGGTATCGAGTGCCGTCCCAGAATTTTGCCAGCCGCGTGCACGGTTAATTTGGCCAACCTGGGCATTGAATTTACGCGCGTCATTGAAGAAATCTTGTTTTTCGATCCCCGCAATAATCTGCTGCCATTCTTTCTCGCGTTCAAAACCTTCAGCGTTACGTTTTTTAACAGCAGCGTTAAATCGATAAGCATCAGCTTCACCTTTTGCCGCGTCCATTCCTAGTAAAGAGCTCATTCTATGTCCTCGAATACATAATGTGATCTGTTTTATCGGGCCCGTAATTTTTCAATGTGCCCTCACGCTCAAAACCCAAAAATTCAATAAACCTTTTAGCGATATCAAAATCATCCCGCACCGTTGCCTGGAGGCGGTGCAGATCGTCTTCCGCTGTGATTTTGTCTATGTGATTTTTAAGTGTTCTAATAATCTTTAATTTATATTTCGGTATATTGTCGCTTGGGATTAGCCAGGCTTCGCCCATCCCATTCCAAATCGGGAATATTCCACCCGCTACAACTAGATGTCCATTGTCGATAAGCGTGAAGGCACGATCCTTCTTTTCCATACGATCCAACCAATGCCGCAAAGTATACTTGGCATCAGCGGTTGCCAGGGTGGTATTCTTGGTAAAAAGTTCCTCAGCATGATCTGCCTTGAAATCAATTAACCTAATCAAACGTCTGAGCTCTGGCTATGACCGAAATTAGCGTCATCGGCAGCGGCAGATCCTGCTGTACCACAACGTATCCATCCTGATCAAAACCACTTGGCATCTCAATAGATTTGTCACCAGTAAACAATGGCACAGGCTCATCCATTGAATCAGCAGCTGATCTGAAACTAATGCGATCTAATGTTGTTAAGTCACCGCCGACCATTGCATTAACTGTTCTGAATAATCGCACGGTGGCTTCATCAATTCGTTTGACCTTTCCCTGGGCCGTGCCATCTGTTGCTCCAGCTTCGAGGCGCATGGTTTGCAGCGTAGAATTGTACGGCAATCCTACCTGGGCTTTAGTTGCCGAAACATCAAGTGCCACAGCAGCTGATGCAACCACCTTAGAATTATGGGTAGCACCATTTGTTAATATACTAACATTCTCTGTTTCTAGGTGAGCCAGCCCACTAAGACTTGTGGCAGCTGATCCCGAATAAGTTAGGCCACTATCAACAAAAAAACTTTCCTCAATATCAGTACCAAATTCCCAGGACTTCATATATTCAATATAGCGTTTTGTCGCGCCGTTGATCGTCCTTTGAACGACTAGCCAAACCTCATCTTCATTGGTGCCTGGTATCGATGCAACCGATTCAACCAAAGCATGGCTCTCGCTTGTTACAGCTAGGCGAATATCATCGGTACTTGTGATTGATAGAAATCCTGTACCTGCTCGCGTTGTCTCGTAAATTGTCACCACGTTAGCGGCGGGATTCGCTACAGTAAAATCAGCATGGGCATTTATTTGCGTGTATATATTGTCAGCCGTTGTATTGTTATTTGTTTCTGTTTTAAATTCGAGTGTATCAGGTGTACCCGTAGTCGATGTAAAAGTAACTTCTGTACCATCCGACTTTGTTAGAACTAATTTTGTACCAGCAACAATATTTGCATAGTCGGTTACTGTTACAGTGCAATTACCCGATACACCGCCAATCTTATGTTTGTGCCAGGCTATGACCTGCTCTTCTCTACGATAGGTCATGCCGATCAAAACACCATCAGTTCGCACGCACCATACGATATTGTCTGGTTCCTGTTGATAGGCCATCTCTGAGATGCCTTCCTCAGTAATATGCTCTGAGAGGATTGTCAGATCTGGGGCAACATAACTATCACTATCGTAATTATAGGTGAGCTCTCGAACTTTTCTGGCAGCTCGATGCAAAAACAAAACTGCATTGCCTACCTGGACAGGCTGCACATTTGCGCTGCCATAGGCAGATTGCTGTTTAATCTGAGCGTTAGTTGGTGTCAAAGGCTCATCAGTTCCCGATGCTCTAACCGCAAATTCACCACCACTGGTTCCCACCAGCAGCGACCTGGAGCTGCTTAAATATCGGATTACATTTACCTGGTTAGATCCAATGGTATATGTCAGCGCACTATCTGCGAGTGTACCGCCTGTAAAATTCTCAAAATCGCCGCCAACACTAAAGTACAATGTTTGCGGCTGTCCATTTGTCGCTGCCAAAACAAATCGCTGCTCGTAGAAGGCAACTGCACTTGGATAATTACCAGGGTAAAATGCACCCAATCTCCAATTGGTGTCAGCAACAAGTTTACCAACAATAGTCACCGTTGCACTCGCTGCCTCAGTCACAACATCATCTGATGGCGCGAATAGCATTGTATCTTCAGTTACTGCCACTAAAAGTCGATCCGCATTATTCGCTGATGTGGATGCGCCCGTAGTTGTAACAGTCATTCCCACCTGGAAACCTTCTTCAACAAATTTCTTGGCACTATCGGTAACCCGATCATTATGCTCTAAACCTGTCGAGCTGGGATCTCCCTCAACAAAAGCTATGGTTGCTGCTGTATAGGCTGGCTCCAGCTCTGCAATAAAATTATCGTTTTCCTGGGCCGTTGCCGTACATACTGTTGTGTTCGTAACAGCTGTAATCTTGGCATAGCCATGATGCAGTTTGATCAATCTTCCAACATCAACAGCTGATGTAAATCCAGCACCGCCATTTACGCCTGAGACTGAACTCGCTGTAATCGTGATGCTTGAACCCGTTGGGCCATCGGCCGTCATCGTTGTGGTGCCAGTGTTGGCATCCAGGAAAGGGCCACGCGCCAGGCTTACTTCTGTTAACGTCCAGGCAGTATGCGATGTACGTTGTATTTTGCGTACAGGGTGATCTGGATGCACCACATACATTACATCAGCTGACTGCGCGAACTTGAGAGCATCGAGCTGGGCTGTTGTATATGTGGTTGTGACCTCAATAGCAGCTGAGGGCGATCCCCCCACAACTTGACCACCATCTTTATAGATCCGAAAACCGTTATTAAAAAACTCCAGGACGTATGCCTGGGTTACGTTAAATTGAAACGCAACCAATCTCGATTGCGCTGTATGACTTTTGCAGTCTGCAACGTATCGCGTGCCTGGCCTTCTCGATGCACCACCATGCGGGTGTACCAGGAAGTTCTCCAAAACATTGCATCCATTGTAATATTTAGACAGATCTGTTCTGCCGCCTAATCGTGGAGACAGCTCACCAGCTGTAAAATTACTAAATGCAAAGTTTACTTTTGCCACGTTTTACAACCTTGAGTTAATTAGTACATCCGACTGTAGCGCACCCGAAGTCGTTACCCCTGTCATTGAGCCTGGGGTTCCCTCAGTCGCATCAGTAAATCGAGCCTCTGATAGTTTGCTTTCATAGAGCGCATACAAATTTGCGGTCAGAGACGTTGACTGCACCATTGCAAAACTTATGTCGGCTGCTAATCGTGCTGCAATAGTTTCATTAAGTAGCGAATCCCATTCATTAGGATCTTCAACACGCGCTAGGTAAATCAGATTGATGGTAGATTCATCAGTTAGTATTTTTCGGCCTTCAACCTGGAAATCAATATCCAGATAATCGAGCTGCATCACCCGAAGGCAATAAGGATCTGTTGGCAGCGTAAATTGATATGACCAACCAAAAGCTGGCGTATCACTATCAGCTGCCAGGGCAACTCTTGTTACCAGGCAGTTCCAGTAGTGAGCCCGAAACACGGCATCACGCACCGCATCAAATCTTTGATTTGTTACACGCGCTGATTTACTGTCCTCACCACGGGATATGATATTAGTTGCACCCAGCATATTTAATGCGGAATTAATGGTTTCAACTTCACTCGCCATTTGCGGCTCCTAGAAATATGAGTAAAACTTTTCTTACACCCTCATGCGGGGTGACACGATGTTCCTCATCGGAACTAAATATCAATGCGTCCAGGTAGTTCTGGTAACTCGCATCTCGAAATTCAAATACACCGCCTGTAAAATTCTCTGGCGGGCTTAATAGAACGCTGGCTGACCAGCAACACCACAGCATATGATCCATATCACCTGTATCGTAATGCCAGGGATGACCAGCTGCATTTCTTTCGACACAGCAATAGCTTTGATCTGTAATTGCAGCATCGGTATTTTCTAATATTAAATTAGTAATTCGGGAGACTAACGGCTCACTAAAACTTCTCTTCCCAATTTGGGATGATAGTGTCTCAGCTTCGAGTGCCGTCAGCACTCCCGAAATTACCTGTCTCAGTTAATCGAGAACATAGAGCATTTGCAGCTCTACGAGTCCCGTGCCGTTAGCACCCGCAATGGATACCGTTACTGGTATACCCGTTGCGTCTGCATCGACAACTGAATTGCGACCAAGGGCATTAGTTACTGCAATATCAACAGTAGTGATACTGGTTGATGCTGCCGCAGCTTTATACTCATCCACATCAGCTGCGACAGATGTCCCAGCTGCGTTATTGTAGATGGCGTGCCCCACACTGGCTGTCGTTGAACTACCTAACGCAGCGTGCGTTAGTGTTCCTGAGAGAATACGAGCTCCATTTGGTAAATTAAACATATGGATATCGGATTGCTCTGCACTAGCAGTGTAAGAACCATAAGCCACGCGCACTCTACCTGAGTATTCGTTTGGCTTAATCATTTCAACAGGATCATTTTGATCCCATTTAGTTTTTTGATCAGAATAGACTGTACCCATTTTTCAATACCCCCTATTCGCTGCACAAGATTTCGCAAACCTTAGCTTCCTCCATGCGAGTGGCACCAAAGGTGGCACACACATAGACTTGCGTGGAATACGATTTATCTGCGCGTGGTTCAATTTTAGTCATCAAGTCACGTCCCATCGCAAGTTTGATGCCGTCCTCAGCCCACGCAAATACTTTGCGATAGGAAGAGC